GACGTTGAGTTGGAAACGGGTAATAAAGTTTCTTCTGTTTATGGTAAGAACCAAGTATCTAAATCAGAAAAGGGTCATATATGGGAAGTAGATGACACTGATGGTAATGAACGTATTCTTATCAAGCATTCAGAAGGTAGTGGTATTGAACTTACTCCTGATGGAAGTATTCTTATTAGCACCAAGAAAAGAAAAGTAGAAGTCATTGGCGGCTCTAATGAAGTTATCGTTGAGGGAGACGCACAGCTAGTCTATAAGGGAAACCTAAACATTAAAGTTGTCGGAGAGTTCAATGTTGATTGCCTAGACTATAATGTTAAAGTGAACGGTAATAAGGTTGAAACTATAAGAGGGTCTGAAGAAAAGCACGTAGGTAATGGATCACAGTCATCTGTAACAGGACCGATAACAACATACTCTACTGGCTTGGTTACAGATTTATTCTTGGGTGGTCATCAACACAACGTCAAAGGTAATCTGGATTATAACATCAATGGCAACGTTGGTTTGTTTTCAAGTGGAACGATGGACGTTACATCAGAAGACTATCTTAATATGTCTACCGATAACTTCACTGCCTCTGCTAACAACATGACACTACAAGGCGGCACAGGGGTTATAGGCGGCACTGCAATGAACTTTGTGGGTAATGGTGCTATCTTTGATCAAGGTGTTGAGGCTCCTACATTTCATGGAGATTTGAATGGCGTTGCTGAAACATCAAGATCAACTAGATCTCAGCCTTATGCTGAAAATGCTACGGGGTCGGCTGGTGCGGCTATTACAAATACGGCAACTCCTTCTATCACAACGCCAACCTCAACCAAGGTTCTTACATATTTGTTAAAGGCCGCTGGCGGTATTCGTAAGGTAATCATTGACAAGGGTGACTACATTAAGAACTTCATTGATAAGTCCAATGACTATAGTGGCGTGTCTAATGGTTATATGACAACAGGACAGGCCAGATCAAAGTTAAGAGATGTTGTTAACTCTGGTAATGCTCAGTTTGTGGGGCAACTATTAAAAGAAGATATCATTTGTTCTGATTATAACAACCCGTTACCAGAGAGAACTGGTAGAACGGTAAGACAGGAATCTACTCCTGTGTTAAGTAATATGCCAGCAAACATTTACTCACCAGAGATTTCCGCAACATTTATAACCAAAATATCCTCTCTAAGTATTGTACCTGAAGATAAGTATAATCCTTTAAGACAAGGTGATATTACAATCAAGACTAAGTTGTCTGACAATATTACTATAGCCAAGTTTTTAGGATCTGATGACCCTACAAACCTTAAGTTTATAAAGTCTCTTTCAGTGAAAAGAGATATTGCTAAGAACTTGTATGCTCATTCACTTATACTTAAAAAAATACAGACTAACAATGAAAGATTTAGAGGTGTCAACCTAGTAGTATCTGAGGGCGTCTATAGACCAAGTGCTTCGGAAATAATAACACCTGATAGTATAAATGATCTAAAGGCTAAGGGAAAAGCCGTAGTCTATAAAGCAATCGATAAAAGCGGTAAGCCAAATAACCTAGACTTATTTGATATTGCAGAATACTTAAAGGACGTTAGTTTCTTCGATGAGATGATCCTATCTTATGACACTTTAGAGTGTGTAGGTGATCAGGTTGTATTGAGTTCAAGACTAATCATAGTCATGCCAGACATTGATGATCAGTGGACAGGCACATTCAGAAGAAAAATATCTACTGAATATAATAGACAGTTGTTATCTGAAGGTGAGTTTATCGAATGTCTATTAGAAACCACAGAGACTTTAGAGGAACGTGCAAGAAATAAATCTGCTATACCACCAACTGACAATGTTGTTACCCACGCTAGAGGAAATGATAGAATACACTGGCCTGATCAAAGAATAGTAGACTCCATTGCTGAAGCAGTGAGAGAGCTTGGTGAAGGTTACACAGCACAGATAACATCAAATGGTGGTAGAGCGAAAAGAGATAGTGGGACTAATAATCATCCTGTTGGTGAAGCGGCAGATCACTTCTTACTGCTTGACGGGGTTCGTATCAATCCTTCACAGAATAAGATCTTGTATCAACGTTACATTAGGATACTGGTCAGAAACGCAAAGGCACGTGGTGTTCGCCCCGGTATTGGTGGCTATTCAACATTTATTCACTATGATGAGAGTGAATGGAGACAAGCGGGTGCAGATGATGCTGGAACTTGGAGTAATGGTTTTAATGTTTCCTTCGCAAAAATCGTATAAATAAAGGTAAAATAGAGAAGAACTTATGGCAACCAATAGAGTATTATCAAGAGAGGATGGCAACCTCAGTAAGTCTGCTTTAATAGTAAGTAGAAAGTCTGAGTATAAAGATATTGATTTATCTTTTACTGCTAAACCTAATGGCGAAATATTCACTAAGAAAGAAGCGGCGGCTGTTAAGCAGTCAGTAAAAAATCTTGTTATGACTAACTTCTTTGAGAAGCCATTCGAGCCTTTCTTTGGTGGAAATATAAGAGCACTACTATTCGAATTAGCCGATGACGATATTGAAGATGATGCACGTGAAAATATAGTCAGAGCTATAAATGCCTATGAACCAAGAGCAATTATTAGGGCTATTGATGTAAATTATCAAGAAGAAAGAAACTCTATATCAATAACAATAGAGTTTCAAATTGTAAACACAGAAGAAGTTGTGACGTTCACGACTTCCCTATCAAGGTTAAGATAACATGGCAACAACGATTAAATCATCAGCCTTAGACTTTAACAATATCAAGAGTAATTTAAAAGATTATCTTGCTAATAAAGATGAGTTTAAAGATTATAACTTTGAGGCATCAGGTCTTTCAAACATCCTTGATGTTCTAGCCTACAACACACATCTCAATGCTCTTATAGCAAACTTTGCTCTTAATGAATCATACCTTCCGACTGCACAGTTAAGAAGTTCAGTTGTTTCCCTATCAGAAGGTATAGGATATGTGCCAGACACTGATACATCATCTCAGGCAAAGGTTAGACTTACTTTGAACTCAACCGCTGTTGCCCGTGAGCAAACTATTACTCTACCAGCATACACCAAATTCACTTCAAGTGTAGATGATGCGACATACAGCTTCCAGAATGTAGAAAACTTTTCTGCTACAGATGATGGCACAGGTTTCTATGAGTTTAAAACAAACGCTGGATCAAATCGTATTCCAATCTTTGAAGGTACACTGAAAACAAAAACATTCCTAGTTGGAGAATACGAAGATAACCCTGTTTATGTTATTCCAGATGGAACGGCTGATGCGGATACTGTTACGATAAAAGTATTCACAAGTGCTACGTCAACAGACTTTACTACATATCAAAACATTAAAAGTGCTACCACTCTTAGTGCCAACTCAACAATCTATATTCTAAAAGAATCTCCTAACGGATACTTCGAACTATCTTTTGGTGATGGTGTAACATTCGGTGTTGCTCCTAGTGCTGGTAATCGTATTGAAGTTGAATACCTATCAGTAAAAGGTGCTGTTGCTAATGGTGCTAGTGTGTTTGTTCCTTCAGCACAGTTCACATCAGGAAACATAACTTCTGATATTAATGTTGTGACATATGTGAACTCTATTGGTGGTGAAGAGAAAGAAAGCATAGAATCTATTCGTAAGAATGCGCCTTTCAGATATGCTACTCAAAACCGTATGGTCACGGCAGAAGATTACTCATCACTTATACTTCAGAGTTATTCTACTCTCATACAAGACATTGCTTCATGGGGTGGAGAAGTGGCAGTAGATCCTGAGTTTGGTGCTGTATACATATCAATATTGTTTGAGAGTGATGTTACTACAGAAACTATTGCCACAACAAAACAAGCAATACGAGATCTAGCAACACAACTGTCTATTGTATCTTTCAATATTAGATTTATAGATCCTGTTCAAACATTTGTTGAAATGGATACGTTCTTTCAGTTCAACCCAAAACTCACAGACTTAACTTTAAATGCCGTACAAGATTCTATTAATACTATTATTTCAGGATACTTTGCCACAAATACTGGTAACTTTAAACAGGCATTCAGAAGATCAAATGTCCTATCTCTTGTAGACGAATCTTCTCCCGCTGTTCTCTCATCAAGATCGAATGTTAGACTGCAACAAAGATTTACGCCTACAGCACCGACTTTGATCAGTGTTATAAACAAGTTGCTTTCAAATCCTCTTACAACATCTGCTACTGACCTTAATAAAATAGTTGACTTTGTTGTCAGTCAAAGATATAATGATGCGGCAAACTATATGGTATTAAACGATCTTAGTGGTGAAAACACTACATACATTAAGTCAAAACTATCAGCCGCCAAAGTTTCTATTAATCAACAGTTACAGTTTCCAGTATCGATTGCGGCACCTGACGATAATGAATATATTATTACAAGTAATGAATTTACATTCCAAAGTCAAACGTGTATGCTTAGAAATAAACTAGGTTCAAATATTATTCAGATTGTAGCCATTGCTGGCGGGGCAATAATAGTAGATAATGTAGGAAGCTATATGGCCGCAACAGGTGTAGTTACGATTAACTATTTTAATCCTACAAGTATATCCGCTGGATTAACATTTATTAAATTAGCGGCAGTTCCTTCTAATCAGAGTGCTCTGGCACCAACACGTAATGAGATATTAAACTTCGATACAGATAGATCGACAACAACCGCTGTAACAGTAAGTGCAATTAACTAATGGCTAAAAGAGATCAAACATTACTGGATAATAATCGTACTAATATAAATCTCTTAAATAGTGAGATCGATAAAGTATTGCCAGAATACTTTCAGGAAGATTTTCCTAAACTAAAAAGTTTGTTCGAAGCCTACTATGAGTTTATGGATTCTGCCGATAATCCTTCTGGGCAGATTAAAAGGTTATCTTCTTCCAGAGATGCTACACAGGTTCCAGAAAGTTTACTACAATACCTTGAAGATGAACTTCTTTTAGGTCAGGCATACTTTGGTGGGTTCCTTAATAAAAGAGAAGCCATTAAGTTTTCAAATACTCTTTATAGATCTAAAGGTACTAAGTATAGTATCGAACAATTCTTTAGAGGGTTCTTTGCACAAGATCCTCAAATCATATATCCTAAAAACGATATATTCAAAGTTGGTCCTTCGATTGATTATGAACAAGATAGTATTAATACGGGTAGTCAACAGAT